GGCAGGGGCAATGTCAAAATTATGATTTGGATAATATGTATGTCCACCAGAGTAATCATCATTTAAATATATAATAGCTCCATACTCTCTATGATTAAACCATTCTAATGATTCTTTATTATCTTCATGAGCATCTGTCATGTCGTCACAATGTGGGGCTTGTTCTTGACCAGGAAACCAACGAATGACTTGAAATAGATCTGGATATATCTCTAATAGGTTATAATGTTCTTTTATTGCATTTGCCACTCTTTGACGAATATCATATAACATTTCCCCGATTTCTTTGTCATGAAAATAAATATGTTTAGCATTAAGGCTTCTATTACTCCAAAACTCTGATCCACTTTGTTCCCATGGCTCTATGCCAGTTACAAAATCTAAAATTTTATTAGATTCTTCCATAGATATAAAGTTATCTACTGTTTTTGCATTAAACATTCTTATCCTTTCAAAAATAAGTTTTTATAAGAAAATCTCCAGAAGAGTCCATTCTACAGCTATTGTTACTAATATTAAGAATAGATATTGTTTGAATTCTTTATTACTCATATGAGTCTCTGTAAGTTTTTTTAATAATTTCATTCCCCTGCCCCCAACTTTTCTAGAACTTTTAGTTTTTTAAGATTCGCTGCACTCATAGTGTAATTGTGTTTTTAATGATTGTCAAATCGAGCTACCAGAAACATTGAAATATTAAATTATTCGTTACACAATTGTAACATAACATCTCACATAATGAGATATATATTCAATACCCCGAAAATCTGAATATTTTTATATTTGCAGCTAGATCCTATTTTGAAGAAAATCTGAATATTTTGTTAATGTGTACGATGCGTATATTTAGAAAAAGCTCACCTTTTTATTAGTGAGCCCATTCTATTTTATTTAGTTTTGAAGTGTAATAAAATTCTAGTTTTTAGAATTCATCTTCGAAATAGTTTTCTATTTCTTGGTCACTCTCGCAAATAATGCAGTAGTTAATTTCCCAAGCCGTTAATTTATCTTGGCAAGTCATACACTTATTCTTGGTAATGTTTTCAAATGCTAATTCAGTCATTGTTTAACCCTCAATCATTTCACAAATACCTGCACCTATTGCAGATACTAAACCGATAACGGCGGTTACTGCCATAACCGTTAGACTCATACCGTCTAAGCCAATAACTAGTAATTGTAATTCTAGTAGTAGTGCAGGTAGTGAGAAGATACCAACGAACACTAGTACATCTCTTAGGTGGAATAAAAACATTTTGTTTCCTTTGTTAGTGTTGAGATTTATTTGCTAGGCTCATTCGGTTTCCCGACTTATTTGCTAGGCTCAATCTCAACCTTTCTTATAGTACTAACTTAGCACACATCACCGACAATTTCTACCTGAATCTCACTATTTGAGACACTATTTTTGTGATGTATGTCATAGAACATCTGTTCGAATGCCCGCGCCCCTGTGTATAACCTGTGTATAAGATGGGTATGAAATGCCCCTGAACCTGTGGATTATTGTTCATCTAATGTTCACCTAAACACACCCCCTAAATGGCATAAATTGTCAGACCCCTGTGGTATGGTTATACCATAAGACAAAAAGAAAGGACTCAAAATGAGTTACTTAGAAATAATAAGCCTAGATGAAACAGGCGTGACCGTTAGCCCTATTGACCAAATTTCAATAGGTGATGAAATAGAAATCTTGTTTGCATTACCTCAAGCAACTCTTGCTTGTGTTGTATGTTTAGCACCCGTTGAATCTGGCTTGGGACATTCATTCTGCCCACGCCACAAAAAATAGAAAGGTAAACCAAAATGGCTTACACTAAAATAAAAAATGCAAGACTGCTAGTAGATGCAGTCAATGACCTTGAGCGTACTCTAAAGTATGACCCAACCAATCAACTAATGATTGACTACTACAATCGCCAAATTGAAATCTTGACTAGGCGTGTCTACAGGTAAAACTGTCAGACCCCTATGCTAAGATAAAACTAACAACAACAAGAAAGGGCATAAAATGTCACTAATACAAATAGCAGTAATCATCTTACTACCTAGCCTACTGGCTGGGGCGTTGGCTTACTTAGTTGTAAGCGTTACACAACTAAAGTCTAATAAAAGAATGTGGGAACAAGCCTACACAACTTTAGCAATCGAATTCGAACTATCTAAGGCAGGTAAATAAATGACACGCAAGGACTACATAGCAGTAGCAGAAATTCTAAATGCTTATCACTTAGACATTGATTCACAAATCTTTGAGGATTTACTTTCAGACTTTCAAGTATTTTTCAAAAGAGATAATTCTAATTTTGATTTAACACGATTCAGAAATGCGGTAATTAAATAATGAAATTTGCATACAATAAAATTGACGGAACTTTTATTCTTGGAATTAGTTTTTCAAATTACTACAATAAAAAAACAGAAACCAAAAATTCTTCCCTGATTTTTGATTTAGGAAAACATTCGTTCGCATTTATTTTGAGAGGTGAATACTAATGAATAGTTTGGCTAGTTGGATTTTAATTTTATCCCTTGCAGGAATGGTTTATTTATTAATGGATAAATTTTCAGATTAGAAAAGCGAGCTGATCGAACGCCTGTTCGAAAAGCCCGCGCCCCGTTATCCACAGGCTGTTAAGAAGATGTGGATATCCCCCTAAAAAGTTTACCAAATGTTCATCTTGAAAATGCCAGAATGTACCAAAATTGTCAGACCCCTGTGATAGATTTATCTTATAAACGAAAGGAAATAAAATGACAGAATTTATTTGTTGTTTCTGCGAATCCGAAATGGATAATGAGCAGATTGTGTGTTGTGATACCTACAAGGGTAAAATGACTATTGAAGAATTTGAAATGGTGTATGGAGAGGTAAGCGTATGAGAGTCTATGAAATTGCAAGAGAGTTAGACATACCTTCAAAAGATGTCAGAATGTATTTAGAGTACATTGGACAACCTGCCAAAAGTGCATCGTCAAACGTTCCTGAAATGTTTGGAGAAGTAGTTGTAAGCCGTATCAGAGAGTCTTTCAAGGACTTTGTGCCTTATTGGGCAACCCCACCTTTTTAAAACTGTCAGACCTATCTGATAGAATAAATAACCTACCTACAAGAAATGAGAAATAAAATGGGACTACAAACTACAATGGCAATTGGACTAATGGATCTAACACTTGAAGATAAAGTTGGTATGCACTTGCGTGGCAACCTTTATCCACCCGTTCCACTTTCAATGGTACAGCCTTGCGTTGATGCTATTAATGCTTATTGGAATGAAGACTACCTTGCAGAAATACCATTGCCAGAGGGTGTACAATGGCGTGGCTATGACGTTGCACCTGCCTCAGCAATTGTTGAAGCACATCGCCTTGACGGTTTTGTAATGGAAGATAGTTGGGAAGACGAATGAAATTTATAGCAAGCCCTGAGCAACTTAGGGCACGTCTTGAGTTGCGTAGAAGTAACGCCTCTGCTAAACACGTTAATAAAAAAAAGTATTCTAGAAAACCAAAACATAAAAAAGGATTGTTTGACTAATGAAATTTATCTTTACAATATTTTTAATTGCATTACTTATTTTGCCAGTCATCGGTTTTGTTGATGGACTTGGTTATAAAAAAAATGATAATGAGTTTTTAGATTCTGCAAGATGGATAGATGGAAAATAAGGGCAGCTGAAAAAAGAGCCGCGCCCCGTTATCAAATTGTTATTTAAGAACTTAAGAAAATAGTCTGGATAGTCTGGAAAATGTCAGACCCTTATGCTATGATGAAATCATACCTACAAAGAAAGATAAAAAATGTTTACCCTTAACAATATTCGTAAAACTGATGACTTGAGTGGATACTATGTAGACTCTCATTCATGCCCTATGTGTAGCGATACCTTAACAATTTATGTATCTTCTGATGAACTATATCGTTATAATCAAGGGGCTTATGCACAAGATGTAATATCAAGAGTGCCACCATCTTGGCGTGAGCGTTTTATTAGTGGTATCTGTGAAGACTGTTGGGATCTTGATGATTAATAAAATGTCAGACCCTTGTGATAAGATAAATCTATACCTACTAAGAAATGAGAAATGATGACAGACTTAACTACTGTTGGAAGTAATGAACTAATCAAAGATTTGTTTGAGGGTGTCATAGATGACAATGCCCTTGCAAAATTATCTAAAGAAGAATTAGATGCTATTAACAAAATGCTAACGGAAGCAGGTTACTAAAATGGGTGCAAGAATTAATTTTGTATTTGATGATGGAACAGAATCATTAGCCGTACTTTATTCCCATTGGGGTGAAAATACTTGGCAAGATGATTTAGCAGGTGCAATCTTTCACGCACAAATAAGACAAGGTGACCATTCATACTTTACCCGTATGGTTATCTCACACTTAATTAAAGATGACCTAATGAGAGAAACTGGATTTGGTATCTATGCTATTGGTCGTGACGACATTGGCAAGGGACTTGATAAAACGGTTGTATTAGATTTACTAAGTAACACGATTACAGATTGTGACACTCAAGAACAAATTTCATTCTATGGAGAGGTGTTAGTATAATGTCTAAGATGAAAGACCTATACGGTATTTTAACAGAGTGG